GCCATCCACCAGTAGGTGGAACACTGTCAATATTATCTCTAACAGCATTTTTAATATCTTCAAAATGCTTATCAAATTTAGCTTTCCCATGAAGAGAAAGTTCCCTTATAGCTATCATAGCTTTATCTTTACTAATGGCATTGCTATCAATCTTTTTCGTCCAGTCCAACTCATTCGAAATAGTCTCCAAAGATATAGGGGCAACCCATCTGTTAACAATTTTCTCAAACCTGAAACTTCTCTTTAAGAAACTGACCTCATAGATAGGCCTCAACTTGACAAAAGATATACTTTTATTTTCGTTGGTGTATTTCAAACCTATCTTAGCCATGTGCACACTTAGGGTTATTTCATTGAACTTTTCTCTATACTTATCGGAAACAGAAAATATGTTATCATCTCCTAAAGCTACGAGGTACACATTCTTATTGAAAAGCACAGGATCAAGCCCCATACTGATCCAACAACATCTAAATGCAATATTATTATACATGGTATTAACAATTGCAGTTAAAGGATTGCCACTAGGTAAACTGTTATACCAAAAATATAGTTTGTCGTCATAAATATGACGAGAACTAGTAATTTCGGACCAAAGACACATACGAATGTAAGTTTCTCTGGGATTAAGCCCGTACCAATCATTGATAATAGTGAGAATCCTATTCAAAATTTCAACCTGTTGACTGCAATCAAAAGAAGAGAAGTCACCAGCACCAATACACTCTTCGTCACTACTTTTGCTGAATCTTAAGAGCTTGGAAGCTAATGTATTCCAATCATTTCCATAGGGATTTATTCCTATCGCTGATCCACGTTTAAATTCATATGACAGAACTCATCCATGAAACTTCCAAAATATTTCCTAAACAGCAACAACATTATGAAAGGCGAACCACTGAACATACGAGTCTTGCCTTGTTTGATCTTCTCAAAAGGCCTAATCTCGTCTTTTAAATTGTCAGTGTACAAGAAGAAAGGTCTTGTTCCTTTTTCATACATTCTCTCGTAGCGATCAACTTCAGTATCAATCTCATTAAATACCATATCGATAACATCAGTATCACCACTTGCAACAGCACGGAAATACTTTTTCTTGAGATCATCTTCCGCTGGAGTATTGTATGGCCAGCCTCCGCTGGAAGAAGAATCGACAGAATTCATGTGTTCTCCAAAACTACCCAAAGCTTCTCTAGTACTTATAACAACTCTATCTCGTAAAGTACTATTATCAATTAACTCATAATAGCTACCAACAGCTAATCCTAGAGTTCTAAGATTTATAGCTACTGGTTCCGGGTTGTACTTAGAAATAGCTATTTTGTGTGGATCCAGTTGTTGTCCTCCTATTGTCGCAGGACCAAGTAAAGAAGTTCCATAAGCAACACGGATACCAAGGTCAACTTTCCTATACAGAACTGATTTCTTAATATCTGTAATCCTATTGTGTGGAGTTTTATACATGCTATTGACTCTAAAATCAGGAGCCACACCACTTTGTGGTACAGCACCATCTAGCATTTCTTCCACAGGACCTGGTTCTTCTTGTTCAAAGCCTAACAACTTCAATACTTCAGGTAAATCCTCTTTGGTTATGACATTGCAAAATCCAGTGCCTTCTTTTCCAGCAATATGAATGCCAGCGATAATTTCACATCCGACATTCGGTTCATCAATAACAATTACTGAACCACAATCACCCTTCATAGTTTTGGCGTGATAATTCAATGTGTCTTTTACACTATACATAGAACCATCCATCAACCA